ATTTACGACACTTGCGATGTAATAACGATATGAACGGGGTGAGGCTTTGAATATATTGTCAAGGATGGCGGCTGGCTATCTTTACAAGCGCGGATTGTTAGCTGATGAAGATAGCTGGTTAGTAAGACATTTTGGGGGGCGGGCCGTGCAAAGTGGGGTTCAGGTGACGGAGTTGACGGCGATGCAGGCAACGGCTGTATTTGCTTCGGTCAGGTTGATTGCAGGCACAATCGCTTCCCTGCCCCTGCCAATATACAAGAGGAATGGACGGGCGAAGGAAAGAGATACCGGCCACCCTGTTTATAAATTATTGCATGACCGGCCTAATCCTGAATTAAGTTCTTTTCAATGGCGACAGACTGGTATAGCACATCAACTTTTATACGGTAATTGGTATAGCGAGGTTGAATATGCACAGGGGAAGGTAAGGGCGTTATGGCCGATACCGCCGTGGCGGGTAAAGATAAGACGCGGCAGTCGGGGTTTTAAATATTACGATGTTGAAATACCGAATGGGGCAACACAACAAATACCGGCGACAAATATGCTACATATCCCGAATATTTCCATTGACAGTGACGGTAGTGGAATGAGTTGTATCCGGGCGGGCGCGGAAGCGGTCGGTTTGGCGTTGGCTGCGGAAACATACGGCGCAAGGTTCTTCGGTGAAGGAACAAACGTCGGGGCGATAATAGAACACCCTGGCAAAATATCACCAGACCGGCGCGAGGGTTTTGTTGACCAGATGCGGGCGGCGTATTCAGGATTGAAGAAGTCACACAGACTGATGTTGCTTGAAGAAGGCATGAAATTAACGAAGGTCGGGATACCGCCTAATGAGGCGCAATTCTTAGAAACAAGGAAATTCCAGGTCGCCGAAATCGGGCGGCTTTTTGGTATCACTCAATTACATAAAATAGGCGACTTAGAACGGGCGACGTTTAGTAACGTTGAACACTTAGGAATTGAATTTGTAACCGATACCATCAGACCGCTGTTAGTGAATATCGAGCAGGAATTTAACTATAAGTTTTTCGACGAAACCGATGCTTTTACCGAATTTGTTTTAGACGGGTTGTTAAGAGGCGATACCGAAACACGTTATAAGGCTTATGCTACTGCACGCCAGTGGGGTTGGATGTCTGCTAACGATATTAGAGAGTTAGAGAACATGAACCCCTTGCCGGATGAGCAGGGCGAAATTTACTTAATCCCGATGAACATGATCCCGGCAGAACGGGCAGAACTGATAGAGCCGAAAGAAACTATAAGGGAAGTCAGGGCGATTGAGAACAGAAAACAATCGGCGATAGTCAGGCATAGGGTGGCGGCAAGTTACGAAGGTATGGCACGTAGTGTTGTGCAGGGCATTGTCAGCAGGGAGCGTCAGCACGTCGTTAAGGCTGTCAAGAAGCACATGGCAGAGCGTGGTGTTGAAACATTTAACGACTGGTTAGAGGATTTCTATACCGAGTTCCGGGGTTATATCAAAAAAGAATTGAAGCCGGTTATTGCGTCTATCGCGGGAGCAGTTGCGCCATTGGCGGCAGAAGAAGTTGGCGGCCAGGTTGACCAATCGCGGATTGACGCTGTTGTCGAAGATTTATCGGAAAGATGCGCGACAAGACATATCATAAAGTCACGGTCGACGATTAAAAAAATAATAAATGACAGTTACCGGTCGACAGAATCCCGCGACGATGAAGTGATAGAAAAAGTTGAAGAAAAAATGAATCACTGGGAAAAGAACCGCCCGGATTCTTATGTCAGTAATGGGCTGATAAACACCGCAAGTGAAGCAGCTATAGCAGTTTTTATTGGAGCCGGAATTATGCGTTTGCGATGGGTGGCAATGGGTTCGGAAACCTGCCCTTACTGTGAAGAGTTGGACGGTAAGATTGTAGGAATTGAGCAACCGTTTGTTGCCGAATACGATATTTTGCAGAGTGAAGACGGTTCGATGAGAATTAATAAGCCCACGCGGAACCCGCCCCTGCACGACGGCTGTGTATGTGGTATCGTTCCCGAATATTAAAGTTAAGGGGTGTCATTATGGAATTAGAACGCAGATTTATAGACCTTGATAGTGCAGAAATNAGACAGAGNGAAGAAGACGATAAGTTAATTTTAAGCGGTTACGCTGCGGTGTTTAACCGGGAATCCGCTGANNTGGGTGGATTCGTTGAAGTGTTGGAGCCGGGATGCTTTACAAGGGCGTTAGAAACCAACCCCGATGTTAAGGCACTTTTTAACCATGACTACGATACCATATTTGCCCGGACAAAGAACGGTAGTCTTTCACTTAACGAAGATGATACCGGATTAAAATTTATAGCAACCATTGACGGCCAGGATGATGACGGTAAAAGGATTTATAACAAAGTCAGGTCAGGATTAGTTGACCAGTGTTCTTTTGCGTTTGCGGTCGGTAAGGACGGCCAGGAATGGATTGAAAGTAAAGACAAGCCGAGTTTAAGAAAAATAATCGATGTTGATATGTTAGCAGATGTTTCTGTTGTAGTTAGCCCGGCTTACCCACAGACAACGGTGCAAGCGCGGTCGATATTAGAAGAAGCTGGTTTTGACTTTGATGCCCTATCAAGTTTAATTACGAGGGCGCAGCGCGGTTTGGATATTTCAGACAGCGATAAGGATACCATAAACGCGTCAATACAGATTTTACAGAGTTACCTGCCCGAAGAATCGGACGGGGGCGAACCGGATACTCACAGAGATGGGGATGCGGTGCGACTTCAGAACATTCTAATCGAAATGGAACTGCTGGAAATCAAACACAATCGAAAGGAGAGAAAATAATGAGAAACATTGAGCAAATGAAAGGCAAGATGTTCGATCTGGTTGACCAGGTTCGTGAGTTAGCCAAAGAAGATCGGGACTTGTCTGCTGAAGAAGTAGAAAAGCGCGATAAGATGCTTGCTGATATTAAATTCATGGAAGCAGATATCGCTGCAGAAGAACAACTGCAAAGAGTTGAGGCACAGAAGGCGAAGGTTGTAAGCGACCCCGAAAAGGAAAAAGCCGAATGGCGCAGTTTGGGTGAATTTGTGCAGACTATTGCGAAGAACCCCAACGATAAGAGGTTGGCGGGGCGCGAAACGGATTTACCCGCTGAAGAACGTCAGCAAATCCAGGGTGTAGGTGCTGACGGTGGTTTCCTGGTTCCTGAAATTTTCAGTAAGGAACTGTTGACCGTTTCCCCGGACGAAGCAATTATCCGTCCGCGGGCGCGTGTATTTGGTGCGCAGACCTCGGGAACAGCCGCGGCTGGTTTTGGCGACTTCCATATTCCGGCGTTAGATTATGTGGCCGGGGCCAATATGTATGCCGGTGCTACTGTGCAGTGGATTGATGAGGCGGCAGCGAAACCAGCGACACAGATTGTATTCAACCGCATCACATTAAGCCCGTATGAAGTGGCTGCCCATGTGCCGATTAGCGACAGGTTACTTTATAACGCTCCGGCAATTGAGCAGATCGTTAAAACGCAACTTCGTGGCGCCTTGATTGATGCAGAAGAAAACACATTCTTGAATGACACTGCTGCAGGAACACCGACTGGTATTATCGACCATGCGGCGACAATTACTGTTGCCCGTCCCGCTCCTGGTGGTGTAGTTTATCAGGACTTGGCTGATATGTTGGCAGTATTTTGGGGTAAGCGTGGCGTTTGGATTACCGGGCGCGATATGCTACCTCAATTAATGGCACTACAAGATCCCAATAACAACTACATTTGGCAGCCTAACGCAAGGGACGGCAATCCAGGAACTATCTTTGGTATGCCTGTTCTGTTTAGCGACCATTCGCCCGCTATGGGTGATTTGGGTGACGTTGTGCTGGCTGACCTGTCATACTATCTGATTGCAGATGGCATGGGGATCAGCATGGCAGTATCACCACACCAGAGATTTACCGAGAACATAACACTTATCAAAGCATGGAAAACTGTTGACGGTAGCCCGTGGCTTACTGGCCCACTACCGACATCAACTCCAACGTCACCGTTTGTCGAATTAGCTGCTTAACAAAACGGGGGGCTTTTGCCCCCCTTATCCTATAAAGGAGATGAGAATATGGCTAAGTTATATGAAGTAATATTGCCGGTCGAAGTTATGGAAACGACTGACGTTGTAACAACCGGTGATGAGGATACTGAACGTATATCTTTCAGCGGGTTTAGAAAGATTATGTTTTATTTCCTAATTGATGCGGAAGACCGTGATGCGTGGGTTGACGATCAGACACTATCACTTAATTTAATGCAGGCGACCGCTATAACTGGTGGAACTACTTCTGCTATTGAAGAAGACATCGAATTAGTTGGCGGTAGCAATATGCTTGAGTGTGAAATATGGACAGATGGTCACGCAGCCGGCGACAGTGTTGTGGTAAACGGCGTAACATTTGCGAGAACAGCTTTAGGTTATGCTTCTGACAGGCCGCTTGAATGGAATACACCCACACAATTAATGAACGGTATTAATGCTAACTGTGCTGGTATCACCGCAGGTGCAGTAGCGGCAACTGAAGGAGTGCCTTTGTCGGTCGATGACCCCGGTTCAATGACACTAAACGTTGATGTTAATATCGTTGCGGCAACCGGACAGCTTGCTACATTGAAGGCTGCTGCTATTGTTGAGGTTAGCGATGCAGAAGCGGCTCAAGATTATATCTATGTCAATGTAGATAACGACCATGCAACTGCCGTTCTGGCTGGCACGGTTGGGGTTCGCGGTTTTGCAATTAAAGGCAATCCGTATCATGCACCCGTAAGACAGACTGTTGTAGCAACAAGGTAAGGGGGGCTTTGCCCCTCTTTATCTTAATAGGGGGTGTTAAAAATGCGTAAAAGAGAGTTTAGGAAGTTACCGAGCGGTAAAGTTGTATATGGCTTTGCGGAAACAGCATCTATAGAACCGCCCG